CAGTTTCGGTATCGAAAACAACGTATCGTTGTTTCTTATTAAATCTCAGTAGTGACTCATGCATGTTCTAAATAAGATTCGAAGCAAAATTCATTGCTGCCAAAATGATTCAAGTTTGGACTGCTTAAAGAAGCGGCCCTTCCAAAATTTCTACCACATAAAACCTTGTAAGTTTGCAGGGCTTCAACATCCGTCTTGCTTTTATACAAAATACTTTTTACTAGCTTAATAGGACTATCAACTCCCTTGGCAAATTTTGCAACCTTATCCTGTATTAAGTGATCAAACGGTAAACCGTTTTTTTCTATCCAAAATGTGGGCAAGATTTCGTTAAAATCTGGAATGCAGTTTTTAAGGTGGATTTGATTATTGAATATAAAAGAATCGTAAAATGGTATCACCAAGTTAACATCGTCACTCCAGACGGAATTTAAGTATTTAAGGTCAATTTTTCCATCGCCCACAGTGTGCGCGTGTGAGTAAATTTTATTTAGCAGTCTGCAACCGTTATCGTTTTTAGCGAAAATCACCACCTTATGATCTGAGTCGTCTTCTCCACCAATTTCATTACAGCAGCTTATGCGTAAGCCAAAAAGAAGGCGGATACTCTCCTTTTGGCAGATGTTGTGCGCTTTGACAAAACCTGTCATGGTATCCTCGACCAAAACCAAGGGGTCAATTTTATGCTCCTTGCATATTTCAATAATGCTATCTGGACCACCCTCTGAGCTTACTGGGTCAAGCGTTAGAATGCTTTTGCCTATCGAAAATGTAGACTTAAATACTGGTGTCATTTCTCTAAAATAGCACCAATAAACAGCGCGTCAAGAAGAATGTGCGGGACAGCCTTGATAATACTTCATCTCATAGCCTCCACCGTCAGGAACCAACGCTTCCGTAAACTCTTCTTCAAAATATGACCCAATCGTGTTTTTATCTGCATCCCAAACCTGATAAAAGAAAAAGTCAAACTTCATTGGGCAGTGCCACTTTGGTAAGCCATCCTTTTTTAACTCTCCCTTTTGCGTAGCAAATCCACAAAGCAATTTACCAGTAAAAGAATTGTCTGTTGGGAAGCCTTGGTGGGCTGCATAATTTTTTCTGGCATCTTTTTCAGAAAAGCCGTCTAAGTATTTTTGTATTTCAGAAAGCTGCATCTCAAAGCCATTTAGCTCATCTTCATCCAATGCTTTCATCCGAACCACGCCAGACTTTTTGGCGTTAACATCAAGATCAAATTTTAGAAAAAGAAATTCACTGACTCTATCTGAATACTCAGGGAATAAATTTTTAACAGCCAAGCTATACATCAAGTCTTGTAAGTTGTCCGTCTGATCCTTGCCTTTAAAAACGTCCTTGCTGGTTTTGAAGTCCCTAATAAGGGCAAATTTTTGTTTTTTATACAAAAAAAGCTTATCAATAAAGCCTCTTATTTTATATTGTATTGAGCCGTCATCCTTGATGATGTCGAAATCTTTCTCGGAATATTCCTTTGTTGGTTTGCCCAAATCTTGCCCAAAAAAGTCGTATGTTAGACCGTTGTAGATCATATCCTTCATCAGGTCAATGTTTTCCTGATCGTCTACACCCTCTTTGGCTGCGTGTTTTAAAATTAATCTTTTGATTGATGGAACAGAAAATACATCTTGGCTTTTCAATATTTTATTGAAATATTTCTTTCTGCCTTTTACGCCCAAAACCTCAAACACTAAATGACAAATAGAACCTCTTCTTGCGCCGTCATTGCCTTTCTCGGGCAGTTTTAATTTATACTTGCACCAATACAGCCAAGAGCAAGACTGGGCTGTCTTGATTCTGCTCGCTGAAAGTGGTGTTATTGGCTCAGGCATCACTAAACATTAAGGCGCTCTTAATTTCTTTTTTAGTGAAGCAGGAGGTATTCTCTTTAATGAACTCTGAGATATAACTTAGCTGTTTAGCTTGATTATATTCTTTTTTAATCCAAAGTTTATTGAAATCATGGCCGTCGCGATGAGCATCACCAAAGTCATTATATGGCTTAGGTGGGAATTTTACAATTAATGTATCTAAATCAAAGTAACTAGATAGCTTGATGAAAGTTTTTATCGCCGCCGTAAATCCTCTATTTTCCCCACTGTGATCGTCATTATTAGTAGAGATGAAAATCCGATCAATAGACTTGCTATTAAGATAGTTAATAATATGACTGTTAACGGATAAGCCAAACATAACCAAAACGTTTTTAATACCTTGCTCATAAAGTGCCATTGCATCACCGATGCTTTCAACTAAAATTACTTCTTTTTTTAAGTCTATCTCTTCATTTACGCCCGAATCCTGATTGAACGCTGGGTAAACCCAATTGTTGCGACGGCCAATATGCTTCCATTTTGGGTAATTGTTGTTGTCGTCTACTTTCCTGCCAGAAAAGCCTATGATTTGATTATGTTCGTCATAGATGGGGAAAACCATTCTTCTATACATCTTGCCAACACCCGCCAATCCAACCTTAAAGGATTTTTGCGTAGCTTCGGAAATGCCCCTCTGGGAATAAAAATTGTAATTTGGGAAAAGCTTCTCTAATGAGGATTTGGGGTAAATTTTTTCCATCTGTATAGTCTCCTTTTGTTTGTAAACTGAAGTAATCTCCCTTTTAGCGCCGCCTAAAATAGCCGATAACTCCTTTGGGTTGTCCCGCAGTGTTTCCTTAATTAAAGCTTCAAATGGCTTGGAGCCTTTGTTTTGCACAAAGTCCATCCATACACCAGTATTCTTATAAATCTTAAGGGCAGTTTCATTGTCTCCATCTCTATAGACAGCGCGAGTTCTCCAATGATCTCCGCAGTCGATAAGTTTGTAGCCAATCGATTCTAAGATGCCCTGAAAATCATCAGAACTGATCGAAGTCTGGGATTGTTTCTTGGAGTCCATCCGTATCTAAGTCTTCCTCTCCATCAAGCACTCTTGCGATATCTCTCAAATCGCCCCTCTCTGTGATATTGAAATTCATAAAATTTAAGTTAATGGAATTTTTGCGGAGGGCGTCACCAATGCGAACGGGTTCAATCGCGCCAGCTATGTCGCTACCAAGATGGCGAGCTTTGACATTGATGAGCTTATGGGTTCCAAATCTATTGCCCTCAGTTTCCATTTCATCCGCTGTTTTGTTACGCAAAATAAACATATGGGAACAGAATTGTGTGATCCGATCCGAAAGCGAAACAATCGACTCATCGTCCACAATATTTTGCGAGTTCCTGTTGTTGGTAATTCCATACCTGTTTGATTGAACAGAAGTGATCATTGGAATGACTGGATTGCCTTCATGGAGAATCTCCTTTTGAACGCATTTCTTAAACTTGTCCACCATTTCTCCAACCACCTGCCATTCAGACTTGTTCGCTATGTTTTCTGAAGTGGTTTTAATGTAATCAAAAGAAAAGACCATGTGATTGCCCCGCCCAACTTTTGAATAGTAGAATCGCTTTAAGGTGTTAACCATTGAGTCAACATCCATGCCTCCTACATTATAGTAATAAAACTTTAAAGTTTTTATCTTCGGCCATACAGCGCGAACTTTGTTCACAACCTCATTACCTGCCTGTCTCCACTTACCACTTTCCAGCAAGTGCATCGGGACACCTGAAAGAGCCGCACACTGCCGCATAATAAGCTCCTCCTTGCTCATTTCGCCATTGTCAAAGTGTAGCACTGGAACATCATACTGAAGGCTAACTTTGGTGGTATAGTCCATGCAAAAGTTGGTCTTTCCAACGCCAGATCTAGCTACTATGACTGTGATATTTCCTGGGCGCAATAAAGAGCCATAAATTTCGTTGACCTTGGTATGCGGACCCATCATACCAAATTCAGTCACGGGGTTATTACCCCTATCCTCAATCAAATCCTCCATTTCTTCATAAATATTCTCGGGGATGTCATTACCCAATTCATAAAGATTGATTCTGGAATTGTAAATATTGTCCGCAGCTTCAATAATCGACCGATAGGATGCTTCGGAGGGCATATTCTTCATCTTCTTGCCGATCTCAGAAGACGAATGTAAAATTTCGCGGCGAATGGAATATTTCTTGAGTTCTTTGGCTGTTTTAATTGTGTTGCCGTTGGGAACTTTGCGTAAAGCTAATGACTTAATGTAGTCAGCGGGATTCAAGTTGTCTTGAAAAGATATGCCAACATCGTTTACGCGCTGAGCAATTATAACTTCATCAACCTCGTCGCCCGATTCAATTGCCTGTTGTATAATTCTAAAAATTGTTGAGTGAAGAGAACTGTTTTCTGAATAAAAATCTCCAATACCAATAAAATTAGATATCTCAGCTAATGCGTCAGGCTCTTTAATTAGCCCCGCCAACAATTGTTTTTCTAGTTCAAAGTTGTATATCATTATTCAGGGCTGTTTTCTTTGCTGTTGTCAAGGTTATGCAGAAAATCACCCATTGTTTTTGTCAATGCCGCCTCGGTCATTCCTGAGTCATACTTAAAATAAATTAGCGGCTCCCCCTGCTCCGAAGATAGAGCCATGAGTATGCCCTTGTATTTGTCAGCGCCACCAGACAGTTCGTAAATTTTATCAACCCATTCTGTCGGCAACCTAAAATCACTCTCTTCGTTATTGTAATCGTCTAAATTCATAAGTAAATCTCTTGGTCTTCAAAAAGAGACGCTGTAACAACGTCCTTGGGGTAAATCTCTGCCAACTTTATATCATTAGCTTTACAGAAGTCAAGCTTCTTTTCATCCCTTTTTAATTGATCGCAATATTTAAGCCTATTCTTGTGAAAAAACTTAACATATTTAGTGTGCTGCGCCCCCTGAACCTCGACGGCAATTTTTTTATTAGCGTTGTAAAAATCTAAACTTAGCCTGCTACCAACAACCCTAAACTCTTCAAAAACAATATCATTTTTCCAATATTTATATAGGAATTTTTTTACCTGCGTTTGGAATTTACTTCTGCTCGGCTTGTTCCAGTCTATCAAATATTTTTTGGCATTTTTAAGGTTTCTTGTTTTTCCATAAGCGTCTGTAAACTTCATACCTGTATCTGCTCCTTAAAATAATCTACCAAAAATTTACACAAATCTTTGTCTTCCTCAACCGTTTTGAACAGCTTATTGTCACCCTGTATCTTTTCTGGAAACTCTAGATTGTTTGCAGTAAGAAGCTCTTTAAAGTCATCGGTTGGTTTAATCCACGCACCCTTCTTTTCTACAAACTCCCATGCGTAAAGTAAATCAATGACCTCTTTTTCTACCCAAATAGAAGTGCCATCCGTTCGTCCATAGCGGATAGGATAGGAAACTGTAGTGTTCGTATTTTCATGCGCCGATTTTTTAATTGTAACCTTAGCATGATGTCCGATTATAGGATTTTTCTTTGCGTCCATGGTTTTAACCGAGGGGTTTTGCAAAATCAAATCCCCCTTGAACCGAGGCTCAAATTCCATTATGTTATTAGCGAAGTGTAGCAGGGCATTGCCTC